TCACATCCGCCGCGCCCCCAGGCTGACGGCGCGCGCCAGCATCTGGGCGATCTGCGCCTCCGACCGCAGCAGGGCCGGCGCCCCGCCGTCCACCGCCACATTGACCGTTACCGCGCCGCCCAGCCCGCCGCCCTGGGCCGGCCCGACATCGCCGCCCGTCGCGGGACGAAAGACCTCCGGACCCCGTTCCCCGACCAGATAGGCGCCGCCCGACAGCACCGGCCCGCCGTCCGCCCGCGCCCCTCCGAAACTCGACATCGCCGCCCGGATCGCCCCGCTCAGGCCGCCCTGCGATCCCGCCGCCGCATTGACCGCGTTCAGCACCGCCCGCGCCAGTTCCGCCAGCGACACCTCCCCGTCCGCCGCCGCCCGCGCCAGCGACCGCGTCAGGCTGTCGCCCGCACGCCCGAACGCCTCCTCGATCGCATCGGCCGCGCTTTCCGCCGGCGCCTTCAGCGCCTCCAGCGCCGCCCCGGCCTCGGCCGCCCGCTGGGCCACGTCGTCGATCCGGTCGCGCCCGAACTCATCCGCCATCCGGCCAGTCCTCCATCAATCGCCTCAAGCCCTCGCGGCCCAGCGGCGCCATCGCGCGCGGCGCCTCGGTCAGCATCCGCCATTCCCTCAGCGACAGTCGCCAGAAGGCCTCGGGCGCCACGCCCATCCTTGCCGCGAGCCGCAGCATCTCGCCCCAGGGCGTCATCTTCGTCATCCTCCGGCTTGACCGGAGGACGCCGCGAACGCCCGCGCCACCGCCTCGGCCGCCTCGCGCGGATCGACCGCCGCCCGCGCCAGCCCGTCCGCGAACGCCTCCTCGCCGCCGCCGCGCAACAGGGCCGCCAACACCACCATCAGGTCGCGCGCCGACAGGGCCTTCATCCGCGCCGCCACGCCCTCCAGCCCATCGACGCCCAGCCCCGTCTCGATCTCAGCCAGCGCCCCCAGGGTCAGGCAGACCCTGCGAGGCTCGCCGGCCAGCGCCACCACGACCTCGCCCCTGACGCCGTTCATCGGCTCCCTCCGACCGTTCGCGCCCCAAGAAGTGCTATTGCTAGTGAAAAGTGAGCGAATTCCGTGCCGTATCTCATACGCTCACCCCTTGCTCACTAGCACTAGCACTCTTCACCCACCGCCTCCGACCGCGTTCACACCGCGCTGAACCCGATCTCGCCCGCGCTGGCCAGGCTCAGCGCAAACGTCGCCTCCCCCTCGTGCTCGCCGGCGTATTCCAGCGCCGCGACCAGGAACGGCCCCTCCAGCACGCCGAAGTCCGGCACGACCAGCCGCCACCGCTTCGCCGCCTGGTCGAAGAAGGCCTCGCGCACCAGCGCATCCGACGCCGCGTCGCGGAATATTCCCTGCCCCGACACCGCCGCCGACTTGACGCCTGCGCCCGCCAACAGTTCGCGCCACCGCCCTGCGCTGTCGCCGTCGGTCGCATCCACCGTCCGTGCGTTCAGCGAAATCGTCCGCGCCCTCAGCCCCGCCACCGTCGTGAACACGCCCGGCGCGCCCTCGATCTTCAGCAGCATGTCCTTGCCCGCCTGTGCGGTCATTCGTTCGTCTCCCCTTTGGTCGTGACTCGTGAGTCACGCCGCGCCAACCTCTTCCGTCACCGCCCTCAGCCGCACGACCGCCCAGGTCCGCCGCCCGTCGCCCGACCGAAACACGTCGGCATAGGCGACCCGCAGGCTCACCGTCCGCACCCCGTCCGCCTCCAGCGCCCGATCGTGCAGGCACGCCCGCACCGCCGCCGCAATCGCCTTGGCCTCTTCCGTCCCGGCGAAGCGCGACACGCCCGTCAGGGTCAGCCGCTGTTCGACCCCGCAACCGTCGGCCGCCACCGGCCGGCTCTCGCACCGCCCGATCAGCAGATGCGGAAACCCGCCCCCCTCTGGGGCATGGTCGAACACCCGACCGTCCAGCAGCGCATCCACCGCCGCATCGCCCTTCAGCGCCGCCAGCATCGCCTTCTGCAACGCGCTCTCGTGATCCGTCATCGCACCCGCTCCAGCCCCAGCTTCGCCCGCCCCGGCCGCACGTCCTCGACCATCGTCACGGCCCAGTCCGCCCCACCGAACCTCAGCACCCGTCCGACCGCCAGCCGCGGATCGGCCCGCGCCTCGGCGGTCGCCGTTTCGACCGCCTGCCTCTGGTCGCCCGCGCCCCGTTCGGTCCGCCGACGCGCCCCGCACTTCAGCCAGACCGACCCCAACCCCTCGAAGCTGACGCTTCGCCCGCCATACGGCGTCTCGGCCTCGACCGGCTGGAACAGCCCCGCCAGCATCCTCACAACCGCACCACGCGATAGGGCGCGATCCAGGCCTCCACGGGCGCGACCGGTATGTCCGCCTCGCCCCGCTCATAGGCCCGCAGCGCCAGCATCAGGATCGCCAGCCTCAGCGGCGCCGGCGAGGTCGAGGTCAGGCTCAGGCCCACATCCCCCTCCACCCTCGCCCGCGCCGCCTCGATCAGGGTCTGGATCAGCCCATCCTCCGCCTCATGCCCGACGCGCAGGAACAGTTTCGCCTCGGCGAGCGTCACCGGTGCGGTCATTGGTCACCTCGATTGTTGGATTGCGGCCCGTCTCCTCCCCATCGCCTGCGATGGGGAGGGGGACCACGAAGTGGTGGAGGGGCTCTGCCCGCCACACGACGATCCGTCGCGCGTCCAGAGCCCCTCCGGCTCGACGGCTTCGCCGCCGATCCACCTCCCCATCGCTACGCGACGGGGAGGAGACGGAGGCCGTCAGCTCGCCGCGAACTTCATCACCTTGATCGCATCGAAGTTCTGAACCCCGCCGCCGACCCGCTTGGTGGTGTAGAACAGCACATAGGGCTTGGCCGAATAGGGGTCGCGCAGCACCCGCACCCCCGCCCGGTCCACGATCAGATACCCCCTCTGAAAGTCCCCGAACGCGATCGACAGACTGTTGGCCGCTACGTCCGGCATCGTCTCGATCTCGGTGACCGGATAGCCCAGCAGCGACGCCGTCTCGCCCAGCCGCGCCGCCGGCTGCCAGACATAGTTCCCATCCGCATCCTTGAACTTGCGCACCGCCGAGACGGTCTTGCGGTTCATCACGAACCGCCCGTTCGGCCGGTACTGGGCCTTGGGCGCATAGATCAGGTCGATCAGCCGGTCCGTCGGACTGGTCGCAGCGAAACCGCCCGCCGCCCCCGACGCCACATAGCCGACCTGGCCCCAGGTCTGTTCGGCGTCCGCCACGGTCGCATAGCTCAGAAAGCCCTTGGGCTTGTTCGTCCCGTCGCCGGTCACGAAGGCCTGGGTCTCCTGGGCGGCGAAGGCGTCCTCGACCTCGGCCGCCAGCCATTCGTCCAGGTCCAGCATGGCGTCGTCCAGAAGCGCCTGCGTCGCCGCCGGATTGGCGTAGAGATCGGCCGACGGAAACTCCAGCAGCGCCAGCGTCGCCGGGTCCGTCTCCGGCCGCGCGGCGGCCTCCGCCACCCAGCCCGAGGCCACGCCCGCCGTCGACACCGGCTTTTTGAACACGCCCGCCGCCACCGTGCGCACCGTGGCGATCTCGCGCATGGGCGACACCGTCATCAGCCGGCGCTCGATGGCCCGCTCGGTCTCGAACGGTACGACATAGCCGCCCGAAGTCGCCCCCGAACTCAAGCCCGCCTTGACCTCCAGCCCATAGGCCTGCCCCGTCTTCAGATAGCCGTCCCAGGCCGCCTTGGCCTCGGGCGCGGACGCCGGCTCGACCGGCTCGCCGCCGGTCATGGCGCCGATCTGGGGACGCCGGTTCTGGCTCATCGCCCGATCCAGCCGCGCCTGCGCCGCCGCGACCGCCTGGTCGATGCGCGCCACCTTCTCCTCCAGCAGCGTATCGGCCGCCGCCTTCTTCTCGATCTCGTCCAGCCGGGCGTCGTTCGCCCCTTTGAACGCCTCGAACGCCGCCATCATCTCATGCACGGCGGCGCGCGCCTCCGGCGAAGCCGGGGCCTGTTTGGTCTCTTTCATGATATCTCCGGTTGAAGAACCGCGTGTTGCGGTTAGGGTCGAGGCGTGACCCACACGACCTCGAAATGGATGGAAAGCGTCCGCCGCTCATGGCTGCTCAAGCTGGCCTGGGCCTTCACGCCCTTGCTGACTCTGATCCTCATCGCGGCGCTCAAGCACTCCTTCGTTGTCAACTCCGACACGGCCGGCTTGCTGGCGCATCTGGCGGTCGGCGCCGGCGGCCTGATCGCGATCATCGTCGGCTGGGCCCAGCGTCCGGCGCGGCGAGCGCGTCTGCGCAGTCTTTCTCCGTTGCAACGGATGCAGATGTCGGACGACGCCGATCCCGTCCCGCTACGCGAAGTTCTGCGTATCGACGACAAGCCGCCGATCGAAGCCCTTCCGCCCTTCCTTCAGTCCGCCATGGCGAGGTGGGGCAGGCCCGTGCCCCGCGTCATTTCATCCTCGGTCGTCGTGCTGGACATCACATTGTTGCTGACAGCGGTCGTCATGGCCGTCGCAACCGCGCCGCTGGAAACTGTTTCCCGCTGGCTGGATCGCCCGCTGCCCCTGTCCTACTGGCCCACCTTCGCCGGTCTTATGACCATGATCCTTGTGATCGGCCTGTGGTCCTGGCTGCGCCGGATGCACGACCATTACGTCAGTGCGGCCGAGACGACCGGCCGTCGCCCCTTTCCCGCCGCGCGGTGATCAAGATGTTCATCGCATTTGAACCTCGACCTTTTCGGGCTAGGTTCGCCTCATGAATCCCGCCTCACCTCACCCCCTTAAGGCGAGGATCGCCTGATGGCCCACCTCCCCCCGCTCGAAGCCGCCGTCATGGACGCCATGGCCTGGGAGCTGCGCGAGGGCGTGCCCGACCTCGCGGCCCAGGCCGACGCCAGTTCGCCGGGCCAGCGTCGCAACACCGGCGCGGGCCTCTATTCCCAGATGCTGGTCGATCCCAACCGCACGGTCGCCAACCCCGACGCGACCGGCCTGTTCGGCACGGTCCATGTCATGTTCGACGACCTGGCCGATCCGGTCGGTTTCCAGGTCGAGCTGCGCCAGGGCCGCCTGATCGCCCTGCATGGCCGGAGCTATGGCCAGGACACCCGCGCCATCGACTTCGCCACGACGTCGTTCGAGGACGTCTTCACCGTCAACGCCCGCGGCGAGTCGATCCTCTACCGCCCGACCTGGCGCGCGCCCGACACCGTCCCCACGCCGCGCCCCGCTCCCCGTCCAGCCGCCCCGCCGCCCGTCCAGGTCCACGTCCCGCCCAAAACTCAGCCCAAGCCTGCCCAGGCCGCACCGCCCGCAGCCGCCGCCCCGACCCTGGCCGACATGGTCAAGGCCGCATCCGAACCGACGGCGTCGCCCGCCGGCAAGCTGGCCCTGGTCTATCTCGGCGCCTACGCCCTCGCCCTGCTGTTCGTCCTGTTCACCAGGGTCGTTCTGCACGCCGGCTGGATTTTCGGCCTGGTCGTCGCCTTCTGGGGCCTGCGCTTCATCCACGGCAAGAAGGGCCGCGCGATGATGGCCGATTTCGCCGCCCAGCTGGACCGCCAGGGCGTCTTCCAGGCCCTCAAACCGCGCTGAACCGCGTCCCCGGCAACATGGGAAACGTCACCAGCATTCTGACGAATACATAGCGACGGGCTGCCACTGGACAGGCCCGTTGTTCACATCGACACTGGGGCCAAATGAGTGAACGAAGCGTGCATTTTCTGCTCGCCGTCTCGGCGGTCTTGACCGCAGGCTTCGCCTGCGACTTGGGGAGCGCCATGGCTCAAGATGCAGAATGCTACGACGCCGAAGTTTCGGCTCGCATCGTTTCGCAGACACCGACCGTGTTTCCGGATTGTGGCGACGACTGTATCGTCATCAGTTGGCCGTGGATTGTCGATCTTGATGTTCGCCGCGTTCATTCCGGTGACGCCCGCCGTGGACGCCTGACCGTTCTCGCGGTTCTGCATACGGACTACCGCCGCGATCTTGGCTCGCGCCGGTGGAAGCTGCGCCGCAACGATCTGGGCGGTTTCAATCTCCTGCGTGGCGCGGAAAACTTCTCAGCCCGATGTGCCGACGATCAACCGCCAGCGACAGCCTACATCACGCCCCCTGATGGCCAGACGCTCGAAGACCTCCGCCGCGAGGGCCGCGCGCACTACGGTCGCGACAACTGAAATCTCGCGCCCGGCAGCATGGGAAACGTCACCAGCGACACCTCCCAAAGGTCCACCCCGCTCAGCACCCTCAGCCGCCCCTGACGCCGGGCCCGCGCGGTGCGATAGCCGATGGACAGGCCGTCCATCGCCCCCGCCCGGCTCAGCGCCTGGGAGAAGCGCGCCTCGGGCGACCAGTCTTCGATCCGTCCCCGGACAAACAGGCCGCGTGCGTCCTCGATCACCTCGTCCCACACCCCGACCGCCGCGCGCCCGTCGTGCTGGTGCAGCATCCGCACGCCCTCGGCCCCGGTCCTGGCCAGGCTGTCGGCGAACGCCCCCGCCTGCACCACGTCCCCGTTCAGGTCGGCCACGCCCCACAGCGAGGCGTAGCCCTGGATGACCAGCGCGCCGGACCTCTCCCTCCCCGTCCCGGGGAGGGTGGTCGAGCGCAGCGAGACCGGGTGGGGAGGGCCGGACGAAACGGGTCGCCCCCACCCCGTCGCTTCGCGACGACCCTCCCCCGCAGGGGGAGGGAGAATTCGTATCGTCGTCATCTCCCACCCTCCAGCCGCATCTCGATCCGCTCCACCGCCGCGCGCGTGGCCTCGCCCTGGGCCTCCAGCCTCGCCAGCCGTTCGGCGACCAGCCTCTGCTCCCCCACCCGTTGCTCCAGCGTCGCGATCCGCGCCGCCGCCCCGCCGGCCCAGACCAGCCCCCCGACCGTCTGCACCGCCACGGCGATCAGCAAGGCCGTCGGCACGCGCCGTATCTGATGTTCGGTCATTGTCGCCTCCGTTGAAGTGGCGCGTGACCAGTGGCTATTGAATAGTGAGCAAGCAGTGAGCAAGAAGTGAGCGAATCCGCCCGACACAGTCCCAAGCTCACCTCTCGCTCACTAGCACTACTCACCCCTCCAACCCCGCCATCCGCCGCCGCTCTTCCGGAGTCAGGAAACGCGCCGCCTCCAGCCGCGCCCACAGGGCCTCGCGCTCGGCCTCGAACGCCGGCACGGCGTCCAGGTCCGCCCGGATTTCGCACCCCGCGAACCGCTCGCCCAGCCACCCCGTCATCGCCCCGCCCGCCTTGCGCACCAGCGGGATCACCGTCTGGCGCCAGAAGGCCGCGTTCGCCTCGCGATAGTTGGCGTAGGTCGCATCCCCCGGAATCCCCAACAGTTGCGGCGGAACCCCGAAGGCCAGGGCGATCTCGCGCGCCGCCGCGTGCTTGCCCGCCGTGAAGTCCATCTCGGCCGGCGTCAGGCTCAGCGGCTTCCAGTCCATCCCGCCTTCCAGCAGGATCGGCCGCCCCGCATTGGCGGCCCCGGCGTAAACCCCCGCCAGCTGATCCTTCAGCGCCTCGAACTGATCCCCCGTCAGACGCTCGCCGTCCCTGGCGCCGTAAACCAGCGCCCCCGACGGCCGCGCCGCATTGTCCAGCAGCGCCTTGTTCCAGGCCCCGGCCGCATTGTGCGCGTCCACCCCCTGCGCCGCCGCCTCCAGCGGCGACAGCCCATACCAGTCGTCCAGCGGATGCCACAGCTTCAGGTGCATCACCGGCGCCCAGCCGTCCGGCGCCCGCGCGATCCGCACCGACCGTCCGTCCACGGAATAGTCCCACGCCTCGGGCCATCCCGACCGGCCGGGGATCACCTTCACCCGGTCGGACCGCAGCGCCCACAGCTCGTCCGGCGCCCCGTCCCCGTCGGCGTCGCCGGTCGCCTCGACATAGGCGTTGCCCGACACCTGCAAGGCGCCATAGACCGCCTCCATCAGCTCCGCCCCCGACTGTTCGGGATTGGGCCTGCGGATCAGTTTCGCCAACGGATGGTCGTCCGCCCGCGCCCCGTCCACGAACACCGCGAACGGCGCCGAGGCCGCAGCCTCCGCGATCATGCGGATGCAGCGATAGGCCACCGCATTCCGCAAATAGCCCTCGCGCGCCAGGCTGGCGTAATCGTTGGGCGTCCACCGCGCCCGTCCCACGCCGGCGAAGGCGACCACCGCCCCCGTCCGGCTCTGCTTGGCCTCGGGCGCGTATGAGGACGTGGGGGCGCGCCCCGCACGGCCGAACGGCCATCGGATCGAAACCATCGTAATCTCCCTGAACTCTTTTCGTCCCTTCTCCCTGTGGGAGAAGGTGGCCCGCAGGGCCGGATGAGGGTCGGCCGGCGGGCCGCCTCGCACCGCCCGCCCCTCACCCTTTCGCGTTGGCCGATCGCTACGCTCTCGGACGCTCAAGCCCTCTCCCGCCGGGAGAGGGTGTCAGCATCCGCAACAACGGCCGCTCGATCCTCAGATGCACGCCGACCCCCGCCGCCAAACTCGCTGCGACCGTCACCACCACCACCGCATCCCCCGGCGCGGCGACCATCCCGCTCTCGAACAGCCGCCCCAGCGCCCGGATCGCCAGCACATGCGTCAGATAGACCGCATAGGACGCGTCCCCCATGAAGGCGGCCGCCCGCGCCAACCGTCCCGGCGCCTGGTCAAACCGCTCCATCCGCACCACGCCCAGCACCAGCAGCGCGCTGGGCAGGCCCCAGATCAGCACCCGCCGCAGCCCGTTCCACGGATCGTCCAGCGCCCTGACGTCGTCGATCCCGCCATAGCCGACCGCCAGCGTCAGGCCGAACCCCAAAAGCCCCAGCCCCGCCGCCCAGACGCCCGCGCCTCGGGGCAGCCGGCGCCACGCCCAGGCGATCCTCACGCCCAGCAGGAACTCCAGCACGATCGGCGCGCCCCAGAACCTCAGCACCGGCGCCGCGATCCACAGCCCCGCCGCCAGCATCGCCGCATAGGCCGCGACCAGACCCCAGCCGACCCGCCTTCCGCCCGCCATCGCCAGGCCGAAGCCCGCATAGAACAGCATCTCGAAACACAGGGTCCACCCTGGCCCCAGCGCCGGAAACGTCATCTCCGGCCCGCTGAACGGCCAGAACAGGAAGGTCGCCGCCAGCACCTCGCCGCTCAGCGTCCCGCCCCGCGCCATCCCGACCAGGATCGGCAGCGACAGCAGCCAATAGATCGGCGCCACCCGCCGGAACCGCCGCCACAGGAAATCGCCCGCCGCCGCCGACCCGGCCCTTCCTCCGGTCGTCGTTGCGATGATGAAGCCGCTGATGACGAAGAAGACGTCCACGCCCACGGCGCCGAAATTCTCCAGCGTCCCGCCCGCTAGCGCCGTCTCCAGCCCCAGCCGCGTCCCCGCCAGGTCCACCGCGTGCGTCACGACCACCGCCGTCGCCGCCGCGAACCGCAGGGCCTGCACCCCGAAGAACCGCTCCCCCATGCCGCACGGTTAACACCGCGCGCGACCCGACTACAACCTCAGATCATCACTCGTGCTCGCACGGCCTCGGCGATCATGTCGTGCCCCGCCGCGTTCGGATGCACGGCGTCGAACATCAGGCCGGGCGCGAAAGTTCCGCCGAACAGGGCCGTACCGTCGATGGGCGCCGCCAGCCCCCGGTCGCTCGCCGCCTGCGCGCCCGCCGCCGCGATGGCGGCCTGGGTCGCATAGCTGGCCTTGCCCTGCGCCGGATCGGACGGCGGCCCGCTGACTAGCAGCACGTCGCCGCTGACCAGCGCCCGGTCCATCAGCACGCCCAGCTGCGTCCGATAGGTCGCCGCCGCCGTCCCCGCGTTCCAGTCGTTGACGCCCAGCGCGATCACCGTCAGGTCGGCCTCGACCTCCGGCAGGCCGCCCAGGGCCCGGTACGGCTGGTCCGCCGCGATCCAGTCGCCCGCCTTCGATCCGCCCCAGCCGGCGTTGATCACCTGCACCCGCCGCAGTTCCGACCGCCACGCCGCGCCGCCCGCGATGAAGATCCCTCCGCCCGACTGTCGTCGCACGACGATCAGTCCCGTCGTCTCGGGAAAGGCGACCGTATGCCGTTCCAGCGCCGGCGCCTTTTCGGTGTCGATCACCGCGCGGACCACCCCGTCGGTCTCGACCGCGATCTGGCCCAGCACCGTATTGCACACGGCGTACAGGTCGAACCGGTCCGCCGGCGCCTCCGGCTGGAACGACCACGCCTGCGTCCCCCAGTCCGGCGTGGTGAACAGCTTGCCGCCCAGGCTGGTCAGGGTCGTCACGCTCCATCCCTCGCCCAGCGTCACGCGCGGGTCATAGGCGCCGTATCCCCCGGCGGCCAGGTCGCCCGCCCCGGCTCCGGCCAAACTGTCGGACGACGCCGGCAGGCCGTGCGCGCCCATCGCCTGGGCCAGCCGCCGGGGCCAGGCCGCCCCGCGCCCGTCCGGCGTCCAGCCGCCGGAAACGGCGCCATAGCCCTGGGCCACGCTGTCGCCGATCACCAGCAGCCGCGCGTCCCTGACGCCCGCCCGCATCGCCCTGACCGCCGCCGACCAGCGCGGCAGGTCCGCGATCTCGAACTCCGGCCGCGACGGCGCCAGCATCCCGCCTGGCGCGACTGTCGCCGCCTCGACCGCCAGCGTCAATCGAAGGCCGCCACGATCTGCGCCGCCGTCGTCCCGGTCGCCAGCACCCGGCGCGCCTGCACCGGCAGCCAGCCGACCGGATGGTTGGCGAAGGTCACCGCCTCCCCATCCTCGCCGCCGACAGTCAGTACACGGATATTTCCCGCCGCCCCGACGTACAGGGCCTTGGCGTAGGTCGGCAGATCGACCGTATCGCTGGGCGTCACCGCCGCCGCGCGCCGCCCCGGCCCGCTGGCGTCCCGCCCATGGTTCCGCAACCCGTCCCGCTCTGGAATGGCCGGCATTCGTCTCTCCTGTTCAATGGAATCTCCCTCCCCTTCAGGGGAGGGCAGGCCGCGCCGGCGGCCGGGTGGGGGCGGCCGAAATCGCCTAAATCGCCCTGACCCACGGCCCCGCCCCGCGCGGCTGCAGCATCAGCTGCGTGATCGCCCAGACCAGGGCGTCGGCCCGGTCGGGACTGGGCCCGCCCTCGCACCCCAGCGCCAGCATCTCCTCCTCCAGCGCCGGAAAGTCGCCGCAGTGGACGACCCGTCCCTGTTCGTAGAGCATGGCCACCGGCTCGGCCCGCACGCCCTTGCCGCGTGTGGCGTGCACCAGCTTGACCGGCGCCGGGCAGTCCGCATTGGCCAGGGCCGCCCGCACCATCTCCCCGCCCTGGTTGCTTTCGGCCGCGACCTCGTGCGCCCCGAACTCGCGCGCCGCCGCGGCCGCCGCCTTGGCCCAGCCCAGGGGCGAACGCCCCCGCACCGTCCTGTCCGCCAGCACGAAGGCCCGCGTCTCCCTGCGCCCCGCCACCACGATGCCGCAGGCGTCGCCGTGCGCCGTCGCGGGCGGATCGACCGCCACCACCACCCGGTCCAGTTCCGCCGGCCGGCTTCCGCGCGCCCGCTTCAGGTCCTCGATGCGGAACAGGGCGCCCTCGCCCTCGACCACCACCCCCTCCAGCTCCTGCGCCGCCAGCCGCGTCCCGCCGTAGACCGACAGCAGCCCCTCCAGGAAGCTCGGCGCCAGGTTCTCGGCGTTGGCCGACGTCGCGGCCCGATCCGTCACCGTCCCGCCCTCGGCCATCAGCCGCCTCAGCGCCGGGATCGGCCGGGGCGTCGTGGTCACCATCAACAGCGGATTGATCCCCAGCCTCAGCCCGAACCTCAGGTTCGACAGCGCCGCCTCCGGGTTCCGCCAGGCGCAGAATTCGTCGGCCCAGGCCGCATGGAACTGCGGCCCCCTCAGGCTGTCCGGGTCCTCGGCCGAAAAGGCGTAGGCCGCCGATCCGTTCTTCCACAGCAGCCTGCGCCGTCCCGCCTCCCAGCGGGGTCGGTCGCCGGGTTCGGCCAGGGCCTTGATCCCCGACGCCCCCTCCACCATCACCTCGCGCACGTCGTGCAGCGCCGGCCCGACCAGGGCGAACGACAGCTCCGGCGCCGAACGCGCCATTACGTCGATCCACACCGCCCCGGCGAAGGTTTTGCCCGATCCCCGCCCGCCCAGCAGCAGCCAGGTCCGCAGGTCTTCG